GCAACGTCGACACGTGAGACCTGCGGGTCGTTGACGAAGCCGGTCCAGTTCTTCTCGGTCGTGCCGACCATGGCAACCGAGTTGAGCAGGCGCTCGACCTTGTCGGACGCCGACATGGCCTTAGTGCCGTTCAGGTCGATGCCGTAAAGGGCAGCCTGATTGACCTCCTCGAGGTTCCACTCCCAGCCGGAGCCGATCATCGCGAAGTCATGGCTGGCCATATCCTTCGTGGCCTGGTTGAAGGGCATGTCGGTACCGGCGCCGGAGAGGAATTTCGCCTCGCCTGCCGTATCGACGGTGAAGAAGGTCGTCCCGATCGCCCAGGCGTTCCCTTCCGTAACGACGGGCACGTGGGCGCCGTAGTTAAAGGTCGGATAACGCCGCTGGTAGATGCGGGTCTCGATGTTGCGCCCCTGCGCGATGACGAAGGGGAACGCGGCCTGCGCATCAGCGAAGGCCTGACGGATGATCTGGTTCATAGTTCAGGGTTCCTTTCGCGAAGCGTTACGCCTGATGGCGCAAGCCAAGGCTGATCTGGACGATGGCGCCATCGGTGCCCGATTCTTCGAAGAAGGCGTCGGGGATTGCGGGGTTGGCGCCCGTGTTGTCCGTGTTCGTGTAGCGGCCGGTTGCGGTCACATAGTAGACCGGGTCACCGGCAGCGACCGTTGCACCCGCAGTGACGTACATCGTGCCCATAGTCATGAAGGCGCCGGTGAAGTACTGCGGATAGGCGTCGGGATTGCTGGCGCTCGGCGGTACCGCCGGGTTGAGCACTGCGAGCCCGAGGAAGTCGCCGGTGGTGAGGATGGCAACGCCATGATTGCCGGCTCCCCGCTGAGCAGGAGCGCCGAACTTGATGCCGGCCGCCGTCTCGACTGTACGGCTGACCTTGTTGCACTTCTCTTCGGAAGCGATCTGGCCTGCAAGTCCCTTCGCGGGAGCCGCGCCATAGGTGGTCTGGTAGGTAGCCATTGAAGCGCCTCCTTAGTTGGCCGCTGCAGAGGTCTTGCCGGCCTTCATGTCAGCGACCATCTGGGAATAGGCGTCGGTCACGCCCTTATCGGCGTCGCTGACCTGCGAAAGGCCCTGCTGCACGACGGTGCGGAAGGGATCGGCGCCGTTCTTGCTGGCATCCTCGACGAGCATGTCGAAGCGGGCGTCGATATAGGCGTCCGACTTGTTGGCGACGGCCGCATCGCCAAGCTTGGCGACAACCACGGCCGTGCGGATGGCGGCATCGGAGAGGCCTTCGGTCTTCACGTCCTTGGCGATCGCGTGCGCCTTGGTGATGAGATCGGCACGCGCCTGGACGCGCTTGTCGAGATCCGCATCGGAAAGGATCTTGCCCTTCAGAGCATCGATCTCGGCATCCTTCTTCGCCAACTCGGCATCCTTGGCGGCCAGAGCCGTCTGATGTGCCTTCTCGGCATCGGCGAACTTGGTGTTGGCGTCGGCAAGGCGCTGCTGGAGCGTGCCGATCACCGTGGCACCCTGGTCGGTTACTTCAACCGGGATGCCATCGACGGTAACCGTCTTCAGGGTCATGATCTTGTCCTCTTTCGGTTTCTGATCACTGGTGAACGGGGTAGCGCCCCACGACCTCACACCGTCGCCGATGCGAGCTTCTGACCCGGCGCGGCCACGCTGCACGATGGCGACGTGGTTGATCCGGATATCTTTCTGAATGGCGTCGTACTTCTCGCCCGCTGGCGTGGTGCCCGGCTCCCAGGCGAGATCGCAGGTGTAGCCGGCGGAGAGGTCGCGCTTGCCGCCCTCGATCTCGCTGATGGTGGCACCGTCCATGACGACGAGGGGGACGCGGACGAATTCACCGTCGCGGGCAACCTCGTCGCCGATCTGTCCGACGGAAAGCGCTTTCCAATTATCGGCGGTCACGGCCTCGTCCGGATGGTCGTTCGTCACCGGCTTATGCGCGTAGCTACCGAGGCTGGCCTTGTCGAAGACCTGATCCTCCGGCCGATAGACCTTGACGGTTGCCATCTCCGGCTTGCCGACCTCATGGCCGGCATAGAGCTGGATGCCGGTGCGCGCGGTGCGGACATCAGCAACAAGGTAGCCGTCGGCGGTCCGTCGCGTGCCCGCGATCGGTGCATGGTCGATGAATTGCATTATCGACGAGTTCCTTTAAGTTGCGGCCGCACTTATCGCTGGGGGAATAGATGAGGCTGAAATGGATCGTGGCGGCAGCCATTGGTTTTGGTGCCGTATGGATCGCCTGGGTGTTCCAAGAGTTCGTTTTTCAGTGGTTTGACATCCCCTGGAAGAGCGAAAGGCTCGGCCAATTGGGTGATACCTTTGGCGCGCTTAACGCGCTCTTCTCAGCACTCGCCTTTGTTGCCGTGCTGTTCACCATCAAGCAGCAGGCGGATGATCTAAGACGGCAGCAGCGCCAGATATTTAAGGCAGAGCAAAATCAACATCGGCAGCGGTTCGAGGATAACTTCTTTCAGTTGTTGGCTGTCATCCGTGAGAACCGACAAGACGTCAGGTTTAGGAACTCAGACAAATACCTGACTGCCAATGTCAAGGCGGTTCCCCAAACGAAGAAAGGGCATTTCGCCTTCCGGGCAGCATATCGCGAAATGCGATACTGGGTTCGTCAGGAAGACAGAGCCGGTAGAGCGCTGAACTGCGAGGGGCTCGCTGCACTTTACGCGAAGAAAGTCCACGTCAGATACGAGAGTACACTGGGAGCCTACTTCCGCCTCGTTTACGAGACCCTCGATCGGGTCGACCGCGACCCGTTTTTGAGCGATGAGGAAAAAGACGAATTCGGCAATCTGGTCCGCGGGCAGATGACGAGCTTCGAAGCCGCGATCGCGGGATGCAACGCCCTGAACGATTTCGCGAAAGATTTCAAACGGCTCGTAATTCGGTTCCGATTGCTCAAATATGCAAGGACCGGTGACGTATACGACGAATTGACTAAGCATTACCCTCCTGAGACCTTTCAGGGACGAGATACAAATCGCCCGCCGGAACCCGATATTGACGACGATGTGGACGAAGATTGGGAAAGGGACGAGTAGAGGTTAACAGAATTACAGCTGGGTTTTCAGTTGTCAGCGCCTCATCGATCCTTGATTTCTCGAATATCTCTGCCCCAGGCGGCGGGAGGCTTGCGGTCTTTGCGTCGCTTGGATACATGGTCCCTAGCCTGTCAGGGGGAGCGTCATGTCAGCAAGCAACGAATGGACCGAATGGCACCTTACTCCTCGTGGATGGGAGGAAGGCGACAGCAAAACCGACTTTGCCAAAAACAGCAAACCTACACCAAAAGACCGCGTGCAGACTGTCGAGCATCGCGAATTCCTGTCGTCTAGCTTCTCCAGACTCGAAGTTACCAATGACATAATCTGGAGCAGCGACGACGAAAGTTTAATTGCTGAGCTTCGAGCAAAATTTGGCGATGCGCCAAATCACCTCTGACGTAGTCACGGCCATCCAATTGTCCGGTTCACCGCCTCGGCCGGGTGATCGGTGCCCATCGTTTTTGCGCGTAGCTGCCCGTCAGCTATGAAGGCGCGAAACCACAAGAAATCGCTGCATTTGTGCTCCCACCCCTGCGGTTCAGCACAATCGACGCTCAACGGAAGGGCGATTCTTTAATGACGATCTTTGATCAACTGCCGCACACGACAAGCAGGATTGAGACGGTGACGGCCAACGGTGGTTCCGTTGGCACGGGGTTCTTCTTCAACATAGAAATACCCGACAAGGGTACCATGACTATCATCGTGACTAACAAGCATGTTGTCGATGGAGCGCAGTCTGCCAGAATATATGTTTCGCGAGGTGGACCAGATGGGCCTGTTTTCGGGGTGTTCAATTCGTGGAACATTGACGATATCCAAAAAGTCGTGGTTCGACACCCAAATTCGAACGTTGATCTTGCGGCCTTTCCTGTCGGTGGCATCCTTCACGAAATGGCTAATGCTGGCACCCCTGCATACTTCAGAGCGTTTGATGTTTCCTCGATCCCTACTGATCAGCAGATCCAAGGGTTGACGGCGATCGAGGACATACTGATGATTGGTTACCCGACCGGGCTTTGGGACCAGTCGAATAACCTTCCGATCATAAGACGGGGTGTTACTGCAACGCCTTATGCGCGGGACTACAATGGGCGCCCAGAGTTCATGATTGATTGCGCCTGCTTCCCCGGATCATCTGGATCTCCCGTGTTGATAGCCAACCAGGGCAACTACCCTATGAAAGGAGGCGGCATAACCTTCGGAAGCCGCCTTTACTTGCTGGGCTTACTTTGGGGCGGGCCACAGTACACGACCCAAGGTACGATAGTCGCGCAACCAGTTCCCACCTCAATGGTGCCAATAGCTCTATCGCAAATACCAACGAACTTAGGATACTGCGTCAAGTCGAAAGCGATTAGAGAGATCATCCCTATTCTATTGAGCCGATTTGGATAGTTTTCGATTTCGAATCGCTGCTGCAGCTGCAAGCTCGGCTTCCGTCGGCTCTTGCTCTGCCAGCGTACCATATTCGTCGATCGCAGCCTCCAAGCCAGGCAGCGAACCGTCCTCGACGAAGGTGTTGACCAGCGCGTCGGACACAGCCTCGCGCGGGATGATCTCCTGTCCCGTGCCTGTTCCGACCAACTGCCGAGCAGCATCAGCCTTCATTTTGAAGACTTCCGCCTTTTCCTTCTCCGACATGCCCCAGAGCGGCGCCCACTCGTAGTAGATGTCCGGATCGCGAGAGCCAAGTGCGCTGCGGATAATGCACTCGTCGAGGCGGGCCATCGCTGGCGTCATTTCGACGGTCTGCATAGCCTGCAGGCGGTCGTAATAGTTGCGCAGGTCGCTTTCGCCTGTCGCGTTCATGCCGGCCGGGGACTGGCCGAGCAGACGGGTAGCCGGAATGTCCGCCGCGCCGGAAACGATCTGCAGGAACGACATGAGGACGTCGGGCAGCGTGGCGAAGCTCGCCGTCTTCTGCTCGTACTCCTCTTCCTTATCGAGGAGGAGGTCGCCGTTGATGCCCTTCGCCGTGGCAGCGAGCGTATAGCGCTCGAGGATCTTGGCCCGGTACTCTGCGTTGCCGAGGTTCTGCATGAAATCCGGAATGCGGATCACGTTGACCTTGGCCTCGAAAACGAGGCTGGCGATGTTCGCCGCGGTACCGTCGGCCTGCTTGATCGCATCGACTACCGACAGAAGCACGCTGTCGCCCCAGCCGGCATAGGTGGTCGTTATGATGTCCTCGTCCGGCTGCTGGCTGCCGTTAAAGATGACCAAGCGCGACGGATGGATTTCGACTTGCGCGCCATCGGCCGAATTCAACTGATAGACCTTCGGCTTGCCATACCATTCCGAGGCCGGATCACGATCGATCTCGCCGGCCGTGAGATGGCGCCGCGTCATGACCGTAAGGTATTTCAGGCCGCCCTTCCCGATGCGCTCGACGTCGAGCGGAGCGGCCAGGTCCTGTTCGCCGGTACCGATGACCATCGCGGCGCCACCCCAGAGCCGCGCCTTGATGCGGGTCTCCAGCAGCTTTCCCATCACGTTCAGGCGCTTCTCTTCCGCCTCGATCGCCTCGATCTGCGGCTTCTTCGCCTGNCCTGCCAGTCGCGCCAGGCACGGATGCTGTCGAATGCCGGGATGTCGACGATCTTCCGGGGGAGCCACGCGCCCCGATAGGCGTTGAGCAGCTCCTCGTCGGTAAGCATCGGCATCGAATAGACGTTGGCCGCTGCCTTGTCCCGGCTGGTACCCAAGCTGGCGACCATGTTTGTCAGGCTGTCGCGGACGAACGCGATGATGTTAGCCATGTCCGCTCCTAAACGTTCGTCAGCGTGAAGGACGAACCTCCAAGCATCAACTCGGTGAGAGCCCAGACCAGGGCGTCGGCCCGGTCAGGTGAACCCTCTCCGAGGTATCCAGATGGCGTGAAATTGCACATCTGGTCTTCAAGGTCGGGGAAGTCTCCGACGTGATGAACCTTGCCCTGCTCATAAAGAGCGCTGATTGGCTCTGCTCGCACCGCTTTGCCTCGGCTGGCGACGACTTCCTTGAAGGGCGCGGTCTTGTCAGCCGTCGAGACGGTGAAGCGCACCATGTCGCCGCCGAAGTTCCGTTCCCCGATGATCCGGTGCGCCTG